GCGACATGCCGGCGAAGTCGGGGTCTGGGTAGACACCCTGCGAAGCCAGAGCGAGGACTCCGGCCAGCGGCGACGCCGACACAAGCGCTGCCGCCCTCTGCCAAGGCTCCCCAAACGTGGGTCGCTCATGCATCTGCGCATGGGTGTGAGCCATGTACGCATGGAAGTCGTCCAAGTTGGTCATGGACGCAGAAATTTCCGAGCTGCCCTTGGCCGGGTCAGCACCGTCACCATCCGTGGAGGATGGATTGCCTTTCTGACTGCCACCAGCTTTGCTTTCGCGAGGCTCTTCACACTCCTGGCCAAAGAACTTCCTGTAGTATTCCAGGTATTCTTTGACATCAGGGTGGTGCCGGGCGAAAAAGCCAAAGTCGTGCTCGAAGCCCTCGTCGTAGAGGGATCTGTCGATAAGCTTGTAAAAGCTCTTGTCAGGTTTCATGGGGACTGGCCCAACGGCCGTGAAGACGTGCGACATGAAGTCGAAATCCTCGCCTGGTTCATAGACAGTAGGCTCCTTCGGAAGGAGTCCATACCTCTTGTACCCGGCGATGGCACCGTCGACGTACTGCTCAAGGCAGTCGTCTCCCATGGTGTAGGCCCAAGAACATCCAACCAGAAGGGCGAACCAAAATCGGTACCAACTGTTGTCTCTCCCAGTGTTGTAACCTCCTGAGGACACAATGCCTGGGATGGTCATGGCCACAATGTCACCTGCTGGCGCCATGAGCGCTGCGTGGATCGTGTTGTGGTACAACTGCTTCAAGCCCTTGCCAAAGGGCGAGCCTGGGGGAATGTTCAAGGCGGAGAGGCGAATGACGACCATCAGCTTGTGGCACCACTCGGGTACCGTAAAATCAAACTGACTCATGTCTGTTGCCACGACTCTCTCGTCATGGGCGAACACTCGTTCTCTGAAAGCAATGGCGTGCTCATCGCTCAAGCCCAACCCGATCTGGGCTGGCAGGCGCATAAAGCTTGCTTTCTCTTGGCTGTTGAAGAACCGACAGAACAACTGCTGGCAGTTCTGATCGACTATGGAAAGGTTGGCAATTTGCCTAACCCTGCCTTGGTCAATCTTCAACTGTGAATGGACCTCACCTTTGGTCATCATGCTGTTGGGGTCCATGAGGCCGGACTCCAACAACTGAACAGTCGTCATTCCAGCCCCATCACCACGCGCCCACTTATAGGCTCTCAACATAATGTATCCAAAAATGAACTTGGGGTACGATTGCACCACCTCCTTGTTCGTCCTGCCGAGACCCATAAAGGGCACGCCAGGATTGGCTGTGCGATTCATCTTGTG